CGGCCGGGAATGAGCACCCGAAGGTGCAGGAGCATCCCGCGATCAAGTTGGAGCGCAGCACCGCGGCGGCGTTGCGGCCGTACTACGAGAAGTTCGGGCTGGAGCCGGTGGGCCGCGCGCGGATTACGGTGGGGAAAAAGAGCGAGGAACCGACGAGCAAATGGGCCGGCGCACTGCAGTAAAGGTCGAATCGCAAGCGGATCGGGCCGTGCGGCTGATTAATCAGCTCACGCACACCAAGGGTCCGTTCGCGCGGAAGGCGTTCGACTTGCGCCCGTGGCAGGAGACGATTGTCCGGAAGCTCTTCACGGAGCGGCCTGACGGGCTGCGGCAGTTCCGCACGATGCTGCTCATGCTGCCCCGGAAGAACGGCAAGAGCGAACTGGCGGCGGCGTTGGCGATCTACTTCCTGCTATTCGATGGCGAGATCGGCGCGGAGGTCTACAGTGCGGCAGCGGACAAGGATCAGGCGGCCCTGGTGTTCAACGTCGCCGCGGAGATGATTCGGAACGATCCGGAACTGATGGCCGAGTGCGAGATCCTGGATTCGCAGAAGCGGATCGTGCATCGGAAGTCGGGCAGTTTCTATCGGGCCATCTCGGCGGAAGCGTACAGCAAGCACGGGTTCAACGCCTCGGTGGTCATCTACGACGAGTTGCACGCGGCCCCGAATCGAGAGTTATGGGACGTGTTGTCCACGTCTCAGGGCGCACGCGCGCAGCCGTTGATGATTGCCATCACGACGGCGGGGTATGACCGCCACTCGATTCTGTTCGAGCTGTACGACCACGCCAGCAAGGTGCGTGATGGGCTAGTGGAGGATCCGACGTTCCTCCCGTTCCTGTTCGAGGCTCCGAAGGATGCGGACTGGCAGGACGAGCGTGTGTGGCATGAGGCCAACCCTGCCCTCGGTGACTTCCGTAGCCTGGAAGAGATGCGGACCTCGGCGGCACGCGCGAAGGCGATTCCGGCGCAGGAGAACACGTTCCGCCGTCTGTATCTGAACCAGTGGACGGAGCAGGCCGAACGGTGGATCTCGATCGCGGCGTGGGATGCGTGCCTCGCGCCTCCCGCGGATCTGGTGGGGCGGAAGTGTTATGTCGGGATGGACTTGTCCAGCACGAAGGACTTAACCGCGCTGGTGGCGGTGTTTCCCGATGGCGACTCGTTCGATGTGCTCTCGGCGTTCTTCGTGCCGAAGGGGAATATGGCGCAGCGGGTGCGGCGGGATCGCGTCCCCTACGACCAGTGGGAGCGGGATAAGCACCTCGTGGCGACGGCCGGGGATGTCGTGGACTACGAAGCCGTCCGACGGCAGCTCCTGATCTGGGCCGCGGACTACGACGTGAAGGAAGTGGCGTTCGACCCGTGGAACGCGACGGACCTCGTGACGCGGTTGCAGGAGCAGGACGGGTTCAAGTGCGTGGCGATGCGGCAGGGGTTCGCGTCCTTGTCAGCGCCCACGAAGTCGCTGGAGACGGCGATTCTGAAGAAGGCGCTGCGGCATGACGGGCAGCCCGTGATGCGGTGGTGCATGGGGAATCGGATCCCGCGGGGAACCTGAAGGTGTCGAAGAAGGTCTCGACCGAACGGATCGACGGGGCTGCGGCCTTAGTGATGGCAGTGGACCGCATGGATCGGAACAACAGTCTGATGGAAGCCAGCCTCCTGGCGGAGTGGGTCTAATGCCGGATCTCGAAATCTTCCGACCGCGTAAAGAGACATGGCTTCAGCGTGCGGTGCGCGCGATTACGCTCGGCCCGTTCAATGCGAAGGATCCCGCTATCGCGCGGATGTTCGGCGGGGCGTCCGCGAGTGCGGGCGTCCGCGTGAACGAACAGACGGCGATGAACTACTCGGCGGTGTGGGCGGCGGTGACGCTGATCTCGCAGGACATCGCCAAGGTGCCGCTGGTGCTGTACCGCCTCGATGCGGACGGCGGAAAGCATCGCTACAAGAGCCACGCGCTCTATCGGCTGATCCACGATCGGCCGAATCCGCAGATGTCGGGGGGCGTGTTCCGGCGCACGCTACAGGCGCACAAGCTGATCTGGGGCAACGGCTACGCCGAGATTGAGCGGGACAACGGCGGGCGGCCGGTGGCCTTGTGGCCGCTGATGCCGTATGCGGTGGAGCCGGTCATCCAGGGCGGGGTGCTGCGGTACCGCGTGCATAACCCGTCGTCCCCGGCGGTCATGTTCGACGCCTCCGACATCGTGCATATTCGCGGCGTCGGCGGGGACGGGACGTGCGGCATGAGCGTGATCCCGTGCGCGCGTGAGTCGCTGGGGTTGGGGTTGGCGGCGGAACGGTTCGGGGCCACGTTCTTCGGGAACGGCTCGACGTTCGGCGGCGTCATCAGCTACCCGCCTGGAGTGGGGGGCAATCCGCAAACGCGGAAGGACAACCGGGACGCGATCGAGAAAGTCCACACGGGCGTGGATCGGGCGCATCGGTTCCTGGCGCTCTACGAGGGGGCGAAGTACGAGACGCTGGGTGTCCCGCCGAACGCCGCGCAGTTCCTCGAGACGCGCGAGTTCCAGATTGAGGAAGTCTGCCGGTGGTTCAACGTGCCGCCGCACAAGCTGAAGCACCTCAAGCGCAGCACGAACAACAACATCGAGCATCAGGGCATCGAGTACGTCACTGACACGCTCGATCCGCATTGGGTGGATTGGGAACAGGAATTGATGATGAAGTTGGTCCCGCCCCTCGAGCGGAACCAACAACTCATCGAGCACGTCCGCGAGGGTGTGCTCCGCGGGGATTCGCAGGCGCGCGGGGAACTCTACTCGAAGATGTTCTCCATCGCGGCGATCACGCCGAACGAGATTCGGGCGCGGGAGAACCTGAACCCGATCAAGGGCGGCGATACGGTCTACGTGCCACTGAACACGCTCCCCCTGGATCGGCTGGAGGAGTACTACGACGCCATCATCGACGAGAAGAAGGCGAAGGCGGAGCCCCCGCCGCCGCCACCCGTGCCCGTCGCGCCCCCGGCTGGGGCCACCGAGGACGAGAAGAAGGCGTGGGACGCGGCCATTACGGAAGCCCGCAAACGCGCCCAGCAAGCCGAGGACGCCGCGGATCTCGCCAAGGAGCTGGCCGCCAAGGAGCGAAACAGCCTCACGGCTGACGTGGCCGCGCTGACGGCCGACGTAGCCGCCATGACGCAGGCGCGGGACTGGTTCGCGCTGGATGCCCACGAAGCACGGACGGCGCTGGATGTGGCTGTGCAGGAAGTCGGTGTGCTGAAGGTGCGGAGCGAACAGGCAGAGGAGAGCGCGTCGGCGCTCGCGGCCGAATCCAATAGCCGCGCTGAACGTCTGTGCGCTGAAACGGAAGCGCGTACGCAGGCTGAGGCGGGGCGAGATACGGCGGTCACTGAACGCGATGCGGCCGAGGCGCGAGCGGTAGCCGCCGAACAGTCACGCGACGACGTGCGTGAGTTCCACGAGAAGGCGCTGGCGTCATCTGTTGCGGCATCTTTGGAGGCCGACGCGCGGGCGGATCGGCTACAAGCGCAAGCGAAAGACCTGTGCGAGAAGCAGGACGCGCTGCAAGCCGAAGCGGACACGCTCCGCACCGATCTCGCCACGGCACGGCAGGAGATCGCCGCGGAGCTTACGCGGGCACGCGCGCACCGCACCCGGATGCTGGCGGAGATGCGGGCGCTGTTCGTGGACGCCTCCTCGCGGCTGTTGGCGAAGGAGAGCAACGCGGCTAGGAAGCAGCAGGCCACCGGCCAGAAGCTCGGCGCGTGGGTGGATCGGTTCTACCCGCTACACGAGGACACCGTCCGCGAGGTGTTCCGGCCACTGACGGGGCCGTGGACGGCACTCACGGGAGGCGATCCCGGCGAGCTGCTGGACAGGCTCGTCATGGATCACCTGAACACGTCGATCGCCCCGTTGCGACTGGCGGCAGATGAAGAGAACGCGGACGAGCGGGCGGCGATGCTTGAGCGGGCGCTGACACGGTGGGAACGCGAACGTGCGGAGTCGATGGCGGATGCGCTATTGCGCGAAGGGATGGCGTCATGAGCGAAGTCGAACGTCGTGCATTTGTCGAGTGCCGCGCGGAAGCCTCGGACAACGGCCGGAAGATCCGCGGTTACGCCATTCGCTTCCAGGCGCTCTCGGAAGACCTCGGCGGCTTCCGCGAATACATCGCGCCGGAAGCCGTGGATCGCACGCTGAGCGAAGGGCTGGACGTGCGGGCGCTCGTAGACCACGATTCCAGCAAGGTGCTCGGGCGCACCCGCGCGGGGACGCTGTCGCTCCGCAAGGACAGCAAGGGACTCCGGATCGAGATCGAGCCAGACGACGAGATCAGCTACGCGCGGGACATCATGCGGTCAGTGGCGCGTGGCGACGTGTCGGGGATGTCGTTTGGGTTCCGGACGCTGGACGATGAGTGGAACTACGAGGGGAAGACGCCGATCCGCACGGTCACCGACATGGTGGTGTCGGAGGTGAGCGTTGTGACCTTTCCCGCGTATCGGCAGACGGATGTCAGCGTGGCCCAGCGCAGCTTGCAGGCGTATCGGCAGCAGCACGCCGGGAACCGCGTGGAGTGGCTTCGCAAATGTCTGAAGAACACGGCCGCACGGTAGGACGGCCACGGATTGGGGCTGAGCGTCTAGAGCCGATTGCGGCTGGCGTGGACCCGTCCGTCTACGCAGCCATTAAGGCCACAGCGGAACGACGCGGCGTGCCCATCGCGGCCGTGATCAGGAACACCCTGACGCGGGCGTTTTCACAATCTAATTCACAGGCGCGCTAAGACTGCGTACCCTATAACCTACCGAACACAGTAGAGCCTGACCGCGCGCCGGTTGTTATCGGCGTACCGTCACGGCGACATCGGTAGCCCTCCCGGTTCTTATCGGGGCGCTACCCACAACCACGAATCCAACATTTGGGTTCGTGCGTGGGTAACGCGCACCCGATGCCATGTGTCATCCGCCGTCCCTCGCACGACCGAGGGACCAACAGATGAACACTCAGGAACTCCTCCAGAAAAAGGGCGAACTCGCCAATCAGGCCGATCTGATTCTCAAGAAGGCCAAGGACGAGGGGCGCTACGACCTCACGACCGACGAGAACCGCCAGTTCGACGAAATCCACGCCGACATCGAAAAAATCACCGCGTTCGTCGAAAAGGAAGCCAAGCAGACCGCGCTGGCCGAGGGCGTCGGCCGTCGCAGCGAGCAGGAGCAGCCGGAGCGCCGTGACGGCAACCGCATCATTCAGCCGGGGCGCGCCACCAACCAGGACCGTCAGGAAGCCCTGCGCGGCTGGTTCATGGCGGGCAGCGACACGGGCGCGTCCGAGTCGATGCGCGAGGCGGGTCGCCGTTGCGGCCTGAACATCGAGAACAAGCACATGCAGTTCCGGCTAGCGCCCTCGGCGTTGCGCTCGGACAACCCCGAAGCCATCGCGCAGTGGGAGAAGCGTGCCGCGATGGGCACGACCTCCGGCGCGGTCGGTCAGTACACGGTCCCCGACGAAGCGATGCGCGCCCTGGAAGTCTCGCTGCTCGCGTTCGGCGGGATGCGTCAGGTCGCCACGGTCATCCGCACCGACTCCGGCGCGGATCTGCCGATTCCGACCTCCGATGACACCTCGAACAAGGGCGCGATTCTCTCCGAGAACACGCAGGCGTCCGAAGTGGACATCACGTTCGGACAGATCGTGCTCCAGAGCTTCAAGTACTCCTCGAAGTACGTGCTGGTCAGCGTCGAACTGTTGCAGGACAGCTCGATCAACGTCGCGGAGTTCATCGGGCGGGCGCTCGGTGAGCGCATCGGCCGTATCACGAACGACCACTTCACCACGGGTGATGCCAGCTCGAAGCCGAACGGCATCGTGACGGCGGCGGGTGCGGGCGTGACGGCAAGCGGTCTGACGGCGACCACGACCTACGACAACGTGGTCGATCTTGTCCACTCGGTCGATCCGGCGTACCGCGACAAGGGCAAGTTCATGTTCCACGACGGTGGGCTGAAGATGCTCAAGAAGATCAAGGTGCTCCAGTACTCCGGCGACACCACGGGCGTGCCGCTGTGGTCGCCTGGACTCGCCCCGGGTGCGCCCGACACGATCCTCGGCTACCCCTACGTCATCAATCAGTCGATGACGACGCCCGCGACGAGCGTCAAGTCGATCCTGTTCGGGGACTTCTCGAAGTACCTGATCAGGGACGTGCGCGACGTCACGCTGCTCCGGCTCGACGAGCGGTTCGCGGACTACCACCAGGTCGGGTTCCTCGCGTTCAGCCGCCACGATGGCGACCTGCTGGATGCCGGCACCGACCCCGTCAAGTACCACGTCCAGGGCTAACCACTGGCTGGGGAGGCTTCGGCCTCCCCTCGCCTTCTTTTTTTAGGAGATTACCAGTGGCAGAGTTTCTTTCCGAAAACGTCAAGATCACGACCTTCGCCCCCGTCGCTACCGGCACGTCCACCATCCTTCAGACGACAGGGCTGGACATGACCGGATTCGATGGGTGCTTGTTCATCGTGCGCCTCGGTTCGCCGGCCACGAACAACACCCTCAGCATCAAGCAGGCCGCGACGGTTGGCGGCACGTACGACGCGCTGATCGGCACGTCGGTGGGCAGCCATGTGTCCGACAACCCGTTGGTCGTGGACGTCAAGCGGCCCATCGATGGCTTCTTGAAGTATGAAGTGGCCCGCGGCACGACCAGCACGATCGACACGATCTGCGCCATCCAGTACGGCGCGCGGACGCGACCGACGACGCAGCCGAGTGGCACCCAGCTCGAGAAGCACCACGCGCCGGCCGAGGGAGCTATCTAAGGATGCTGATCCGGTTCCTTCAGACCGTGGCGTCTGAAAATCCGGACTTTCCGTTCATGGCGGGACAGGTGATTGCGATCCCTGTCCCGTCACCGTATCTCCTCGGTCTCCTAGACGGCATCCACGCGGAGGCCGTCGCCACCGACGACACTGAACGAGCCGTGATGCCCACTCCCACACAGCCAGAGCCGACTCGCCGCAAAGGACGACGCCGTGCGCGCTGAAGAGATTGGCTGCGCGTGGACGCTGGTCACGGCCCCGACCATCGAGCCTGTCTCGCTGGCCGAGGTCAAGGCGCAGGCGCGCATCCTCGACAACAACACCGACGACGTGCTGGCGAGCTACATCACCGTCGCGCGTGAGGCGGCCGAGTCCCACATGGGGCGCGGCCTCCTGACGCAGACGTGGAAGTTGGTGCTTGACGGGTTCACCAATGACATTCCGCTCCCGATGGCGTCTCCGCTTCAGAGCGTGACCTCGGTGGAGTACTACGACGACGACGGCACGCTGCAAACGCTGGCGACGACCTACTACGGCACGGATCTCGTGTCTCGTCCCGGCCGCGTGGTGCTGAAACCTGAGCAGTCCTGGCCGTCCGTGCAGTCGGATCGCCGCAATGGGGCCGTCATCATCACGTACGTGGTGGGCTGGACGACGGCCGCCGCGGTACCGGAGCGCATCAAGCAGGGCATCCGGCAATACGTCACCTACCTCGAGATGGACCGCGACGGGCTGGGGGGCTTCGATGCCCAACAGGCCGCTGAGCGGTGCTGGTCGGATCGGATCTACTGGACCGCTCCGTCGTGGGGGTGCCGGTAGATGCGCGCCGGTCGTATGAACCGGCTCGTGTCGCTCTCACGCTCTCCGCAAACCAGTGGGGATAGTGATGGGTTCTTCGAGGCGCTGTCACCGTCTACGGCGTGGTGCGCGATTGAACCGTTGGACGCCACGATCTCGGATGGCACGCGGGTGCAGTCCTCGCGCGTCACGATGCGGTTCCACCCACAGGTCACGGTCGATACGCGGCTGGTCTATGACGATCCCGTCCTTGGGCGCGAGCGCGAACTGTTCGTGAAGGGTGTCCAGAATCTCCAGGACGGCAACCACGAGCTCGTCCTGTTCTGTGACGAGGTGATCCCGTAGTGGCGAGCCGCCTCGTGCTGGAAGGCTTGGACGAGTTCAGGGCGGCCCTGCGTCGGCTGCCCGACGAGCTCGCGCAGGAAGCCGGCGTGATCGTGCTGGCGCAAGCGGAGATGGCGAAAGACCAGATCCAGCGTGCGTATCCGCAAGGGCCATCGGGCAACCTGCGCGGGCGCGTCACGGTGAACAAGGAATCCGCGAACATCCGCTACGGGGCGCGGGCCGTGGTGCGTAGTCGTGCGCCGCACTCGCATCTCTACGAATACGGCTCGAAGACACGGCGCACCGACAATGGCGCGAACCGTGGCGCGATGCCGGAAGCCCCCGACCAAAACAAGATGGTGCCGATCGTCCAGCGCCGACGTCGCGCGATGGTGGCCGCGCTCATCGATATGGTCCGGAAGGCTGGCCTCGTGGTGGACGCCTAATGCCGTTCATCTCCTTCTACACGCCCACGTACAAGCGCCCGATCGGCTTGGCGCGGTGTCTCGCCTCGGTAGCGATGCAGTCCGCGGCAGCTGACATCGAGCAGATCGTGATCCCCGACCATCTCGGGATCGGGATCGGCGGGATGTATGCGCGGTTACCGCAGTACATCGACGCGGTGCATGGCGATTACGTGCATGTCCTCGCGGACGATGACGAGTTGTCGCACCCAGATGTCGTGGCGATCGTCAAAGATTTCGCGGAGGCCAATAACCGCCCCCCCCTCATCCTCGTGGGCGTCCAAAAGGGCGCGCTGGTCCTGTCGGAGCCGTGGTGGCCGCCCGTCGAAGGGACGATCGATCTCGGGTGCCTGATCGTGCGCGCGGACGTGTGGAAGGCTCACTGCCACGATTGGGGTAAACGCTACGAAGGCGATTACGACTTCGCCGCCGCGCTCCATCGTGCGGGGCATGAAGGTGCGCGGTGTCCGGTGATGTTCCTTCGTGGTGGGCAGTCGCACGGAGCGCCGGAGGTCTGATGTATATCGACCCCCGCGGCAAAGTCCTCGCGCATCTCGATCGCCTCGCTGGCTGGCAGGACGGGCGCACGCCCGCCCCGGTCACGGTCGAATGGGATCTCTCGAATCGTTGCTCCCTGGGCTGTCAGGATTGCCACTTCGCGCACACCCACAGCCGCGGGCCGTGGACGATGAAGGGCCGCACGCTGCCGATGGCGTTCGACTCCGCCGGGGATCTGGCCGATCTCGATCTCGTCATGCGTGGACTGTCGCAGATGGCGGCGGCTGGCGTGAAGGGCGTCGTGTGGAGCGGTGGCGGGGAGCCGACCCTGCACCCGCGCTGGAGCGATGCGGTCGCCTGGGCGCACGCCTGCGGGCTCGAGCAGGGCATGTATACGCTCGGCGGCCATCTCACCGCAGCCGATGCGGCTTTCCTCGCGGAACGCGCGTCCTGGGTGGTGGTCTCGCTGGATGCGGTGGATGCCGAGACCTACGCGCACGACAAGGGCGTGGCCCCCGCCAGATTTGCCGCCGCGTGTGACGGGATCGTGCATCTCGTCGGGCACAAGGCCGCGGTGGGGGTGTCCTTCCTCCTGCACGGCGGGAACGTCTCGCGCGCGTGGGAGATGGTGGCGCTGGCCCGTGCGCTGGGGGCGACCTACACCACGTTCCGGCCGGCGATTCGTGTCGAGCAGGATCGGCCGTCTGTCACCACGGACGATCGCGCCTGGATCGCGGAGTCGATGCCGCTGCTGCGGGCGCTGGCGCTCGAGCCTGACGTGGAGATTGACCCCGAACGGTTCGCGCAATACGGAGACTGGCAGGGCCACGGCTATTCGGTCTGTAAAGGGATCCGCCTGAACACCACGATCACCCCTGACGGCCGCGTGTGGGTCTGTCCACAGCGACGGGGCGTCACGGCTATCGGGGATCTGCGGACGGAAGCCTTCGCGGACCTCTGGTCACGGCATACCGGCCAGCTCACAGTGGATGACGGCTGCCGCGTGATGTGCCGGCTGCATCCCGTGAATGAAGTGCTCGCCGCCATCGACGCCCCGCGGGCGCATGAGGCGTTCCTGTGAAGGTGCTCCTGCTGCACCCAGGCGCGTCGTGGTCTACCGCAGACGTGGAAGCGGGCCTCCGCTATGGCCTGAAGTATCACGGCGTCCAGGTGATCCCGTATCGCCTCGATCAGCGGATCGGCTACGCGCAACGGTGGCTCCACACGATGTGGCGGCACAAGAAGAAGATCGATCCGACGCTGGAGAAGCCGAAGACCCACGACGTGATGTATCACGCGGGTGTTGGTGCGCTGGAGATGGCGCTGCGGCACCAGGTGGACGTCGTGCTGGTGGTCTCCGCGATGCTCTTGCACCCCGATGTCGTGGTGATGATGAAGCGGGCGGGGCTGAAGGTCGTGGTGCTCTTTACCGAATCGCCCTACGACGAAGAGCAAGAGATGCGCGTGGCGAAGTTAGTGGACGGGTGCTGGACGAACGAGCGCGCCTCCCTGCCGAAGTTCCTCTCGGTTAATCCCTGCTCGGGCTACCTGCCGCACGGCTGGCATCCAGAGCGCCACTTCGTCTCGGCGCGCTCCATCGGGGATGTGGCGAGCCATGACGTGGTGTTCGTCGGATCCGGCTTCTTGGAGCGGATCAAGTGGTTCAACAGCATCGACTGGAGCGGGATCGACCTCGGCCTCTACGGCACTTGGAAGGGGCTGGGCCTGAGCAAGCAAGTCAAAGCCGCCGTGAAGGGCGAGCAAGTCAATAACGAGATGGCGGCCTCGCTCTACCGCCGCGCGAAGATCGGGCTGAATCTCTATCGAACATCCAAGGGGTGGGGCCGCGGGGCACCCCAGATCGTCCATGCGGAGTCGCTGAGTCCGCGTGCGTATGAACTCGCCGCCTGTGGCGCGTTTCATCTCAGCGACGACCGTGCGGAAGTGCGAGAAGTCTTCGGGGATCTCGTCCCGACGTTCTCGACTCCGACCGAGGCGGCTGCACTGATCCGGCTTTGGCTGAACGATGCCGAAGGTCGGGCAAGGGTTGCAGCCGCATTGCCGGCCTGTGTGGCCGAGGCGTCTTGGGCCGAACGGGCCAAGACCGTTATCGGAGACCTCCAAACCATGCTGGCCGCGAAGGCCGCGTAGGAGCACAGGATTATGGCAGTTTACGCGGGAAGAAAAGGCGTGGTTTACCTCGCCACGACGGGATCGGGCACCGCATCAAGCGTGCTCAACTTGACCAAGTGGACGCTCGATCAGTCCACCGACAAGATCGAAGTCACCTCGTTTGGTGACACGAACAAGACCTACGTCCAGGGCTTGAAGGACGTCAAGGGCACGTTCGCGGGCTTCTTCAACGACCTCGAGACGAAGCCCTTCACCGCGGCGGATTCGGCGGACGGCTGCAAGCTGTACCTCTATCCGTCGTCCGATGTTCCCACGGTCTACTGGTATGGCCCCGCATGGCTCGATGTGTCGGTGGACACGGGCGTGGCGGAAGCCGTCGCCATCTCCGGCAACTTCGCGGCGAACGGTGCCTGGGCGAAAAAGCCGTAACTGAGGCTCGATGAATCAGATCGCGTTGAAGGGATTAGCGGGGGAAGTTCGGTGGTCGTACCACCGCGCCGCCTCGCTGGGCGCATGGACGTTGGAGGGGACGCACCTCTCCGCGTCTGTGCGTGAGGCGGACACGCTCCGTCTCTCCCAGCATCCGTTGATGTTCGTCGTGCCTCGTCCCAATGGGAGGGCGTGGTCTTGGCCGCTCGCGTCGGTGCGAGTAGAGGGGACCACGTTGCACGCTGAACTAATCAACGAGGAGCGATCCGAATGAGTCGAAGGATGCGACGGCCGGAAACGGTCAGGCTGGAACTGCCGCAGGGCGATTGGTTGCTGGTGAAGAAGCACCTCACCGCTGGCGAACTGCGCGGGGTGTTTGCCGGGATGATGCGCGCCGATGGGGAAGCCATCGATCGCGTGAAGGTGGGCCTCAGCAAGATCGTGGGCTACCTGTTGGACTGGTCGTTCGAGGACTTCGACGGCAAGCCGATCGTGATTCGGGATCAGCCAGAGAACGTCGTGGTGTCGGCGCTCAACGGCATCGACACC